ATGGTAATAGCTTTTCTAATTTTTGGACCGATGCAGACTGATTATCTGCCCGATTCTCTACTAAAGCTCCAACCATTGGTGAATTCCGTTAATAGGATGCACTAGAGTTTGGTCAGTAATGACTAATCAGAACACGGTAGCGAAGGACAGTAATTTGTATATGCATAGGCAGCCCCTTATAAGTCGTATATCCCCAGTTTAATGAGCTGGGTTATCCATACCCTAACAGGCTAAGACCTAACAGAAGTTGGTCCTCGGCAAAGTATCGTTCAAGTTCTTAAAAAACAAACTCTTTTCATCTTAACGCGCATCATGGTGATCTAAGATACATTCTACTCATTCTATATGTTTGAAGGGCCGTGGTTCTGATAGCCGTTGACCACCGGTGCCGAAAAAACTATACTAACTAGTAACTTCACGCTGCCTGGAGTCGGAAGGACATGTAGTTTGAAAAAGTGTTAAGTCGTAGATCACAGAATACAATGGATAAAAAGTAGTAAAACAAAACTAATTACAAATAATAATTACGAAACTGGAGGATCTGGGACACAATCCCAAAACCTCAATGGCCTCAGGACAGCCATTGAGCTAACAATAATTTCTTACTTAGCGATTTTTATATTAAAATTGATAACTTCCCAATTCTATTAATATAAGATTACTAAGATCACGATTAGACGTGAATTAACGGTTGGTTCCGGGAAAAAGACCAAAAATAAACAATAATATTTCAAGGCCGACAAGAATTATGAAGTAAAATTAACCAGGTACAACTTTAACTAATCTATATATAGTATGGACGGATCCAGAAATGGATGCTTTGTCTAAGCTGTAGCATTAATTAAAGTTCCTACCTTGATACATGAAGCACCTTTTAATACTAGAATATCTGAGTTTATAGCAATGTATAATAAAATGTTATAAAACAATGAACACATTTAAAGGTTGTTTAGAATCTAGGCAAACCACGATTCTATTCATGTTAAAGATAGAACTCACAGACCTTGTGAGATGATTACAGTTCAAGTTAGAAATGCACACTTCACTCCTGCAAGAATGGAGAAGCTTGTTCTTTAGTGCGTGCCATAATTATATGTTTAATAGAAAAATGATTCTACACAAGCAGGTGTAGCTCCGGGTTTTGCAGCATTTGTATGCTCCTCATTGGATATAGATTTTTATTTTCATGATCTTCCCATCTTTACAGAAGAAATTCTACAAGAATGTATTACAAGTTCACTCAATGAAATTAATCAACTTTACACTGCTATACACATTATCAAAGTCGACGGTACACCCGGTTGGCATTGTTATGTTTATAGCCCAGTTCATGACTTTTATGAACCCATTTTTAGTGATCCATTACCTGTAAAATAAGAAGACGGCAAAATAATTGACAATCATGATAATCAAGTGTCAATTTATGAATCAATAATATAATAAGAAAATAGAAATAACAATTTGTAATTTAAAGATTGGACAGATTTTTAATTGTATTAAGACGATGGACCATAAATCGTTATAAACAATCCAAATGTGGTTATTGATTAGAATGTCTAACAATAAAAACCACAAACAACTCAAAAATTACAACCTCCAAGACTTGAAATAGTCGATCCAAAAAGTAATACTGCAAAAGAATAAAAGAAAGATGTTCAAAAGTCTTTCAAAAACTCCGAAGTTTAAAATGTTCCAGTCGTAAATAATTTCGGAGCGTAATAGGGAACGACTGAATTGCCAACATAGTATCTCAAACAATTTACATCATCTTCAGAAGAATTAACCAAACAGATAACAAAATTGTGCGGTTATGATGCAGATATGACTAGTGAAACAATAAGAAATAAAAATGGTGACTTTAATGATATTAAATGTGCCTTCCAAATATACAACCAACTTAAAACACTCGGTATTGGAAAGGATAATTTTAGAGTACCATTTAGAAAATCAGATTACAGTCATTAAATATCATTCCAAGGCAATGCACCATATAGTGTTCACATCGCTAGTCCAATGTGTGATGGTGAATATCCACTATATGACGGTACTCATGTCAAAGTATAGCGTGGAAGAAGAAAAGCAGTGTCAAACTTTTAAGAATTGTAACTAAACTTCATGAACATAGGTCTTTCATCGAGGTCAGACTTAACATGGAATGGACGTTTCTATACAGAGTTGCACAGACTTTAAATTGGTATTGATGTTTTTATTGTTTTGTTCAGGAATGATTAGATTGGTTCACACGCCGAATACTTAGACGGTGGACTACCTGTTAGTGACAATGTATAAACAGTGGTTAGATCGTGTGCTTTTTGCAAAGATAATGGTAAATCAAAGAATTTTGACGGTTCAAAACATGACTGTCTTTTAGTTAATAGATGTCTAGTTGCTCTAACGAGAGATGTAAACTTCGTTAGACAAGAATTGAATACAAAAATTTCTGTTAATTTAGACACCACGACAAAAATATTAGCTAACTACACAAATCTTTATAAATTCCATCTTAAGGACACAGAGAATAGACAAATTTCAGGTGTTGAATTACCACTTGATTAATTATCTATATCGAGGTTAACTGCAGCTTTTGAATGTGCTGTAATTTTAAATTCTGACCATAAGCATCAAACTAAACAGGCAGTAACGTCCGCATAGTATACAGAGGCAATTGAATATGAACTCGAAATGATAAATATGAATAGTTTGTCGTTGATTGGATTATTGTTTATCATATTTAATATAATCTGGTCAATAACTTAGATAAATTTTTAAGAAGACGGAGAAAAAGTTTTCGTTAATGTCTTAGAATAAATAGGATAATTCCAATATGGTGTGATTCTATTCATATTATACATCGTATCTAATGTTGAAACACCTCAAATAATAAAAAAGACTTTATGGAGATTCCCTGGGCGACGCGCAACTGATCAATTAGCTAGATTTAGTTCATATCTTTTTGTAAATAGAAAGCTAACAGACAAGAGAAATTCAAGTATTGGTGGGGTGAGCCGATACAGAATAATAAATGGAAGAGAGGTACCGGATTTCATAAAGGATATCAGTGGGTAAATAAATTCCTATAAAGATGTTGCTTTATAATCTATTCGTGATGCATGCGATGTAGTAATTACACATGTTGCTAAGAAAAGATTTTTAAGAGATGTCTTTGCTTCTACTGATAAAGTCAAATCACCAGTGGAGATCAAGAGTACGGATTATCCTAGAGACCAAAGAATAATAGACCGTTTGAATAAAGAATGTTCATGTCATTCAGAAAATTGTTTTTATGCTTATCAACGTGTCCATGAAGATTAGATAATATATGGTGGTGAAGAACCCATGAATTTTACAACTTTTTCAGGTTGTAAAATGAATTTAGTCTATGCAGTCTCTGGTAGATAAGGTGGAGTTAGAAGTACTTTTTGCCCTGAAAAACTTAAGGACTACCGGTCTTTTTGCAAATAATAAATTGATGGTCTCATACCAGGTATCAAAAAAGACATTCATCGACAATAATTTGACGTAGATGAATTTCTTAATAGGTTTGATACGGGCAAAAAGTTGGCTTATATCCGTGGTTGGGAGTAAGCAAAACAAAAAAGGTACATTGATCCAACAATGACTGTTGCAGCCAAGAAAAAGGAAGTTAACAGATTAAAGAAAGATTTAACTTCTGATGGACGACCACGCATGATTAATGCATAGTCGAACGGTCAGTGCTTACCGGCTGGACTTTTTAACTAAATAACACTAGAAGCAGTTAAAAAGAGTATGCCAGAAATATTCCACGGTAAGAATTGTGAGGGACTCTAAAATGAGTTCAATAAGATTCCAAAGGGATGGGTGTCCCTTTCAACAGACGGTTCTGGTTTTGATTCAACACAATACGCCGAATTAATAGATTGTACTGACAACTATTTAATAAAACAAGTCTTTGATGACGTTATACATGAAATGCGACGTTCTGGACTTGATATATCGACACCATTAGCCAGAAACCTTAGAAAAAATTTGACTTCTCTGAAAACACCATACATTATACGTTGTTAAGGCCGAATTGTGGAAAAAGGTATTATACACGGTACTGTATTTTCAGGACATGCAACACGAACAACTCTCGGAAATAGCATTAGATAAAGAATGTACATAAAATTTGCTTTACGTAATGCTGACTTTCCATACTTTTTTAGAGTAGCAGGGGATGATTCAGTCATATTCTGTGATCCATAACATTAACAAAAAGTAAAATAGCTGTTATTAAGTGAGTTGTTTGTGACCAAGAACGGAGAAAGTGGAAATTTAGGGCAAATCTGCAAGATGATAAATGAAGGTTCAGAAACTGCAGATTTTTTATCAAAAACACTCGTGAGAACTATGAAAGGTTGGTCCGCTTGTAGAATTGCAGGTAAAGCATTGTTATCTGGTCTTCACCATAGATTAGACCGAGACATTGCAAGTAACAAAATTGCATCAAGACAAAAACTCGACATAGTTGAATAATCAAGGTTCTTCTAATTTTAATCATGGGGAGCTTTGACAGAACTATTTTCAATATATAAACCTCGTCTTTTTAATTTCAAACTGAATTATAAAGAGAGGTTTTAAGTTAACAGTCACCTAGCTGATCCCGGAGGTATTGATTGGATCTTCCGTAAATAACTAGGTAAACATTATACTTCTACATCAGAAGTAACCCAGGGTTCGACCCGATGCTATCTTAGAGATGATTTCATCGGTGGTATCTGCTTGTCCCTAAAATCAAGCAGGGCAGTATTATTCAGTGAGAATTAACGCTGTTAGTTTCGGGGTAGTTAAAAACACCCGTTATCAATTTTTTAGCCTGGCCCGACCGCGACGCACAGGGGTTTTTCAATTAAAACCGTTTAACCAAATTTTTCGGGGTTTTTAAGTAAAAACTATACGGAGATGAGTCACTCTGTATCTGGACGGAGGATCCAGCAACTCGAAACAGACTTCCTAAAAGATAATAAAAATAAAGAGGTAGAAATGGGAAAGCCTCTAAGAAATTTCCCAGAAAACAAAGTAACCGTAAGCCCAAGTAACAAATTGTCAAAGTGATACGGTAACGGCCTGCAGCTGCTTTGAACTATGCAAGCAGCTTCTCAGGCAAAATCCTTAAAAAGTCTAGTTATTCACATTGTGAATGCATTGCATCACTACCTGTGGTTAACAGTGCTTTTTAAGTCCTGTATGATATAAATATCAATCCTGGTACATACAAAGCATCCCCATGGTTATCCACAATAGCAGTTGGTTACGAAAATTATAGATATAAAAATCTTCGTTTTCATTATAAGACCGGTCTAAGTGCTATGGATAGAGGAGCAATTGCCATGATATTCTTGAAGGATACAAGTTCACCCTTACCAACATCTGCAAAAGATTTGTTCGCAAATTCTATGAAAGCAGAGTCTCCAATTTGGTAAGATTGTACATTGAACATTCCAAAACCCGTTCTTAATAGAGAGAAAGAGTTCTATGTGAAATCAGATTCATAAGTGGTAGTAGATGACAAGTTTTTCATTACCGGACGACTAATTGTCGTTGCATTAAATGCAGGTACATCTATTCCACCTGGATTATTGTTTATTGACTATTCCATTGATCTCATTACTCCAGTTATGTAGCCAAAACAAGGTACGTATTTGGTAGACGGTATGTTTCCACAAGGATAACTAGGTACTCCAACAGTTAACACCATTTAAGATTCTGTTCAATCAATTTAAAGTGGTAGTACTGGTATAACAGGAACTGAATTTATATTTAAAGAGGCAGGTAAGTACATATGGGATTATTCCTAAAGCGGTTCTAGCAGTGACATTGGTCTAACTTTTAGTTAAGGTATAGCAGCAGCCACTGTATTAGCAGCCGGATCCTAATCATATGCAGGCACAAGTATTTTCACAATCACGCCAGCTATGATACAAAGTTCCATTAACAGATTAATAGTTTCTGGATCTGTAAGTGATGTTATGTAAATCTTTTCGAGTATAACTAAAATCTCATGACCCATCATCGCGAACCATGCGCGATTCACAAATTGTGGTAGGAAATAACCGACAGTTATGTCTTGTATGTTTGGGGGGAAAAACCAAACATTACCACGGCAATCCGTAAGTCTTTCCGGTATGTTTCGACATATCTTTTC